GTGGACCCTCGACCCATCCGGTGACGGGGCGAGTGACAAATGCTCTCTTCAGATAACGCACGTCCTGCAATGTTTTAAACGTACACAACTCTCCAGTCTTGGCTTCATCGGTATAATCTAAACCGATAAGGGCCAAGGCCTCAGACACGCTCTGTTGGTTATACCATTCCGCCCAATCAGCCACATTCAACACATTATCATCGCCATAGCACTGCAAAGATACAGCACTAGTGAATCCAACATGTGTCATCTGGTTGACTTGGGCAAGGTGGTAAAACGCAATGCGCATCACTATCTGATTAAAAATAGAATTAATAATAACAGTAAGAGGGTTTCCTGAAGGCTGAGAATGGGAAAGCCTAACTACACGGTCCCTCACGACAATATCACAGTTGCACAACTCGTCAAACAAAACTTCTCGTGCTCTCCTTTCCACGGCCGTAGCTCCTTCGTAGAAACTCTCCATTACTTCGTAAACCTGCCACAACAAATCCTGTCGCAGCGATCCATCGAAGTTAGAAAAGTCACCTGCGAAGACGTTACGTCCCTTTGAAGAGAGTGCGGTAGCTGTCTTATGCCATTCCTTCGAGTATGGGTTAGTGCCCACTCCGATCTCGTTATCGATGCGTTTCTGCATCACGAAACCGGAGAAAGCTCCAAAATATTTTCGAACAAGAATGACAAAAGGCATGCTAGCCGCAGCAAACACTCGGGTTTTGCCTGCATCTACTTTTGCAATTGGTCGTCGCTCATCTTTCAATGAGGCAAGAAACATACTCTGCGATCGTTTGCCGTTCTGTACTCGGGTTTCGAGCTCATCAAGCGTGGTCTGTAAATCTGAATCAATAAATTTCTCATCACCAGTTCCTAACCATGCGGACTTGCCGCGACCTGGATTGTTCAGGCAATATGGATATCCAGGGGAAGTTTTGCGGTTCACACAGGGGAGGTTTAAGTCTTCATCCCCCCACACAGCCTCTTCCCAAGAAAGAACACGTCGGTTCTTGCTTGGGAATGACCTATGCAGGTTCTTGACATCCTCCACAGCACGTTCCACAATTTCTGGATCCACTCGCATCGGCACCTGTGACGTCGCCACCTTGGCAATTCCTTTCTCCATAGGGTCAATTCGTTGACCATCGACAATAACCGGACGCAAAAGCGCCGGCTTGTCGAAGGGTTCAACAATTTTCCCATGGATCAACGAAGGGCCAATGTCAGACATCGAAGGCGCGTTAACGGCTTCAACAGTTCCCAACAGGACACCACCAAAGATCTTTTCATTGTCCTGTGCCTGCTTGATAACGGTCGGGTAGGAGCCATCAATGGTATGGTACGACTTGGTACCTTCCATATGACGACTCATGTTCCTTTCCATCATTTCAAGCGTCAGCACAGCACTGTTTCCAATACCCTTGGCATCACCACAAACATGCATCCCTACAAGCTTACGGTTTCCTCTCTCCTCAGTTGAGAACAAGAGTCCACCACAATCTCCGGCGCGCGTCCACGCACCATACTCGAGCGCAGTCGGGAGTAGAATTGTTTCTCCCTTATGCATGTAATCTATACTATTGCCTAATAATTTAGCCTCAGTGTCCATGACGAATCTGAGCTGTTGCTGAATAGCCTCCTTGGATATACGTATGCAAGCAAACGCTGCACCAAAGGGTCTATTAACAACAAACTCCGAAGCACTAATCAGATACTTGAGGATAGATGGCCGGCTCTGAACGCCTTCCACGGTAATTAAAACTAAATCTAATAATCTATCTTTTGATTCTAATTGGGTTACACAAGTCTTCGTTAAATCGATGGTTGTGGTTTCTCTAGAGGTCATATTATGGATACTAATATTCTTCTTACCTTGGATAAAGTGGTTCACAGTCAATAAAATTCTACCTACTACAAACACTCCGTTCACCACACCGGGCATATCCGGGGATGACAGAACAACGCTGTTCCTACTCAATACCGACGCCACCTGTTCCTGACACACAAGATCTGAACTCTGCGCTACACGCGCCTCTTCAAATAAGCGCTTGACATTATCCTCTTCAGGAATGTCAAACCTTAGATGTTGAGGCACGTGATAGGCATCCATCATATCCTGCATATCATGCGAAACGCGGGGCTGGTCGGCAACACGGGTTTTAGTCTCATTCGAATGTGCCACAATTTGGCTCGTCGACGGCTTAGTTCTTGTCTCATTAGAATGAGCCATGATCTTAGCTGTCGCCGGCCGCGTTCGTGTTTCACTCGAATGAGCATCCCGTGCATACCGACTGAACAAATTTGGTGTCTGCAACGCCTGGACCAGATAACGTGACACTCCGTCCTTAAGTCGCGCATCCTGTGCGTCATCACTCTGTTGCAGGGCCTGCATCAGAGAGATGAGTGACTGGATACGACGATCAAGAGGGAATGCTTTTGTCACTGCTCCTGTAGTAGTACAAACTACACACTTCTTTCCGCATATTTCATGATCAAAAACGTTCTCCCATGTATCTGCTAGCTTGGTATTTAGCAATGCCTTGGTTCTACGGCACGTCACACGGGTATGGAGCTTCCACGCAGCGAAACCAAAGGCTGCGGCTAAACCAGCCAGGGCGGCCAGAGGGATTTTCTGGAAAAATTCGTGAACGTACTTTGCAGCGGTTGTAACAATGTCTTTGCATTTACTCCAACCAGCTCCAACATACGTCTTGAACTTCTCCATCTGTCCTTCTGTCACCTCCCTGACACGACGGCACATGGCGTGTGCACTCTGTTCAATGCCGTATTCATCAGTGTAAGATCCACTGAAAATCGGATTACAGAATGCTCCACCAGCAACGTCGCATGGCTTGTCTGCCACAGTCTCGTCAGCTTCCACGCAGGGACTAAATTCTTCTTCGGACTGTGCCTTCCTCAACACTTCAATTCCTTTCGTCAGTCTTGGTCCCATCTTGGGCTCTATTCCGAACTGCTCCTGCATACTCTTTGCCAAATTCTTGTTTAGCGTCCGTTGGGAAGCGATGTCCTTACGGAGATATTCAAGAAATTCGTCAAAAGTATAAGTCGCAATTGCGGCTCCTGACGCCATGTCATATCGTGTAATGTCGTACACTTCCTTACAAAATGGCTTCGGTTCTTCACCTCGAGCGCGGTAAAACGCCCTCACCTTGTCCGGGTCAATCACATTAGCTGATTTATGCGTCTTATATGGGGAAACTACCATGGTAAGCTCATCCTTAGCTTTCACATGAATGCAAGTTCTCCAACGACGATGCACAGCACCGGGTGATTGAAGGGATTTCGGAATGGGGGTTTGAACGTTCGAAGTGGCAAGAATGTAGTCAGATGTAAAGAAACTATTAGCTTTGTCCTCCGCGACGGCCATGTGTAGTTGGTATGGCGCTTCATTCGTCGCACTAATCACCTCCATGTACTCCGGGTTGGGCTTCGTGACGGAATCAACTTGCTGGTATATGTCATCATACTCAACAATGGGTTGACCCATATATCCTTCCCAAAACTCATTTCCTGCCTTCCGCGGGAAGTAACAGTTGGTAACGTCCATGTCCTCATATTTCCCCTCGATTTCCTCCTTAAATAAGAAGTATCGAAGGGCCATATTGAACACGGTTTTACCTTGACCGGGGGCACCATAGTTGTATAGGGTGTATGGCTTCTCCCGTTCTGCTGCTACAGCATCCGCTCTGAGATTGGCAATTTCAGCCTTCCTACGCAGAAATCGTAGTTTCGTCTCTAATAGATGGGTGAGTTTTCTATTCTCCGCACTTATTGACGTAGCAAGCAATCCCTCACCAACCCCTAGAAGTCTCTGGGTTAGGTGACAGAATTCCTTGGAACGAAAATGCTTCATTGTAAACTCGGGCGATTGAAGAAAATCTACTGCTTCAATAAACTCGTTGAATTTAGGGTACTTTTCCTCCATCTCTTTCTGCTCAGACGAAACGCCTGAACATGCTAAACTGGCCTCGTTCTTCAAAAAGTGAATGAACCAAGTAACTAAATCCATAGCGTGCTTAAATCCAATAGCGGAACGTCCAAAATCTGAAAAATACTTCATCATGCTGGTCGGGGTAGGAAGTCTACCGTGCATAAGGCAAACAATTCCGCCAACAATCAAGGCACCAATCTGAAGCATGGTGCGTCCAACAGTATCCTGGAACCCGAAGTTCTCGGTGCATTCGGCAAACATATTCTTCGCTGACGCGAAAAATGAGTTGTCGTATACATCGCTAAGGGCGGTACCGTTTTCTGCTCCATGAACAACCAGATCCTGGGCAACTCTTACGTTAGACTCAAAGATACCTTTCACCATAACAGTGACTTGGTTAATGAGATTTGAAAGGGAACCTGCATTCTGAAAAGTCATAAGGAGGACAATTTGAGCGATAGCCTGAATGGCTAACTCCAAATTGGCTTCCGTGTATGATTTCACCAGATCTCCTACAATTCTCACTAAACACAAGCACTTGGCTGCATCAATGGTCATATTCCAAACTTTCTTGCAAAATGCCTGTATCTCGCTGATGATTTCGTTTACCTTTAAACCCGTCTGCTGGACAGCAGACTCTGCAAGGCTAACGACACGCGAAGTTGTGTTGGGGAACAAATTTCGTTCCAACCAACTTGGTCTAAAAACACTCTCGACATCATCCTGGGCATACTTCCTGTCACGGGCTTCATTGCGCTGATTGCGAACTTTAGTACGTGACTTCTCCGCTAAACGTTGCAGGCGGGGACAGTGATTCAAAGTGTTAATACCGTCGGCTGCACGAGCATACTTCTGTTTGAGCACATTGCAGGCTTTCCATGCTTGTGCTAACTCTTCCTTCAACTTCTTCTGGATAGCATCCTCTGCCGATCCAAACAACTGGTTAAACTCGTCATCGTATACGATGTGCAGAATTTCTTCTACATTACCGTCTCCGTCAACAAGTTTCACCAACTGATCGACATACTTATCCTCGGGCAACTTACGCCCTTGAGACTTTGGTTTTAGTCTCTTCTCCTGCTTCACTGGGGGAAACCGAACACTGTCGGAATCAACTTCAGAAAAATACTTCCCAGTGAACTCAAATTTCACCTTATCATTGTCTTCTGCCACACGGGGCTTGACTAACATCTCCATGTACTTACCTTTCCCGAGGTATTTAAACCAACGTCGGGTACGCGACACATGGGTCCACGGGTTTTGTGAACCAGCCTCCACTTCTTCTACATTAACATTAACGGACGAAACATCGGACGAAACACAACACAAAGATCGGGCCAAAGAATACATAACAAGGTGGACAGCTTTGCTGTGCTACCTCCCATAAGCTGACTATTCAGCCACCACGCTTCATCCTCAGTAGTATTTCATACCTAGAATCCACGCTTTCCTGCGGAAATCCGGAACGTAAAAGATTCCTTCGCGTTTGAAGTTATCTAATCCGCTTAAACCGGTACTCGGGGGATTGGTCTATGGGAGTCACACACTAAGCTTACACGCATCCATACAGTGATCTAATCGTTTTAAGGAGCTTGGCTTCCATCTGTACGGGGGGATACGTGGGGGGCTACTAATTTAGGGATTCGCCATTAAAGGCAGGTTCAGACACCCGTCGTCACCATCGATACTTAGTAGTTATGCCGAAGCATGGGACATCCTTTAAGGTCGGAAAAGACCCTGTTTCCTTTTGAGTCGGAAAAGACCTCGATAAGTTGATAAGATTAGTAATCTAATCTTCTTCTCGGGAACTGTAATCTCATGGATTTTGAGATATACAGTGGGGCCATATTTAAGGTCGGCATTGACCAGTCATGTATAGTCTGACTAGACCTCGCTATACTGGCGGACAGTCTCTACTGATGGTCCTAGTAGAATGGACATCATTTATAGTCTGATATGACTCTTCTTTATGCTAGAAGATAGCCTCCATTACAGTCGGAAAAGACCTGTTGTCATTTTAATTCTGACAAGAATACTGATTACCTTGGTAGGCCCGTTCAGCAACGGCAGAAATCTTTCTCGTAAGACAGTACGCTAATGATAGTATACTTTTCCCTCATTAGTGGGACTACTTATTACGCATGGTTATTAC